TCACGCTTGCTTCCTCTTCAAGATTGTCAGTATCGGTCCGCGAGAATCGGTTGCTGATACCATGTTCGCAGCTTCAATCAGATGCCCGAGCTCGGCGCCCGAGTAGTGACTGGTGATGCTGCCGTTCTTGTGCCCCAAAAGGGCCTTGCGGTCTTCCTCGGTTACGCCTGCGGCGCGCAGCCGACGGCCAAACGTGTGCTTAAGGTCATGGATCCTGATGGATGCATACCCAGGGTGAGCGGGGCGAAGGTTTTCCTCCTGCCAGAGTTTCGCCGCTCTCACCCGCGCCTTCTTCCAGGCCGAGTCGTTCATGCGGTGCATCGCGGTGCCGTTGTATGGGAAAACCCATTCCTTGCTGATGCCGCGCTGCTTCTCGATGATCGACCTGGCCACACTGTTCAGCACCACCAGCCGCTCGTCACCGTTCTTCACGCCTGAGCGCTCATGCCGACCGCCAAAGTCGGCGGGTATCAGAAATACGCTGGTGCCCAGTTCCGGTACCGCAATCTCCCAATCCCATCTCAGCTTGCAGACCTCCTGCTCCCGCGTGCCGGTGTTCACTTTGAACAGCGCCATGGTTTGCAGGTGAGCCGGCAACTCGCCAAAAAGAATCGACTGCTCCGGCCATGACATCGGGTACGGCTTGCGGCTCGACTTCTTTTCTTCCAGCTTTGTGAGCATCGGCACGCTATCTAGCCATGGCCTGCGCTCATCGTCTCGCCACTTCCTGGCACACAGCGACAAAACCCGAACCACACGCTCGATCGAGATATTCACCGTTCTGTTGCTGACACCTTTCTTTACCTTCCCGCATTCCAGCTTCTTTGTCGCCAGCCTGTCCTTGATGAAAGGCACCAGGGCCTGGTCATCGATGTGGGTCAGCGGCATGTCGCCAATGAATGGGTCGAGCTGTGAAAGGTGGTGCGCGGATAGCTTGATCGAAGGCTGATCCTTGAATTCCAGCAGGAAGCGAGTCGCCGCCTCCCGCCAGGTCCTGACCTTCTTCACGCCGTACACCTTCTGCTGCCGGATCTGCTCCAATCTGAAGATCAGGTAGCGCTCCGCTTCTTCCCGGTCACCAGTTCCAGTGCTTTCGTAAAGTCGTTCTCCGTTGATTTTCTTGTCGATATGCCAGATGCCTTTCCTTTGGGAGAGGCCTGTGATCGATTTTCGCGCCATGATTTATCTCCTTTCTGGCGCTCGCTGCGGGGCGATTGTTGCTCCGTTGCGCCTTTTTTATCAATCGCCTTTGCCTCGACGTATGCCGTGGCCCAGTCGTCAAGCTCCTGTCGATCAAAGCCAACGCCGCGCCCGCCGATGGGGAACTCGCTGACGAAGGGCCTGACGGTCTCGTCGAAAATTGCCCGGCACATGCCCAGGTATCCAGGCGCTTCCTTTGCTCGAATGAATCGCGGTATCAGTTGTTGCGCGCCCATACCTACCTCCCGCCCACCGTGGGCCGCGCTGTCTTGATGATGTGGATTGCCACTCCGAAGCTGATCAGCAGCCAGGCGCATGTGCCGGCGAAGGCGTAGAGCAGTGCCTCGTTGGTGCCTGTGCCAACAAGGTCGGGGCCGAACCAGAAGAGCCAGCCGAGTGTTCCGACCAGGTACAGCAGAGCGCCCAGCAATATCAGGGTGAGTTTCATAGCGAACATGGGGTGTCCTTGCCGCGCTGGGCGGCAGAAGGTGGGTTAGGGTTTGGCGGGAAACCACTCGGTGTCGTACTCGAACTGGGTCACGCGCTCGATTTCGATGCTTGGCAGCTCGCGACGGAACGTTTCGGTGCCGTAGGGCTTCTTCACGTAGTCCGCTGCCTCTTCCATGAATTTCGCTTTGAAGATGCGAAGCAGGTGGTCGGCGGCTTTCTCGTATTGATCTTCGGGGTAGTTGCCTTCGCAAACACCTCCGCGACAGACTCGCCAAACCACACGTTTGGGCGTTGCTTCAGCGGCTTTGATCTTTTCGTCCATGGCGTCCCGAGCGAACCGGAGTTGATCCAGCGTCAGCGCTGCAACCCAATCTGTGGTGCTGATGTGCTGGGCGTGGCCCATGTGGCACTTTATTTCAGGCATAGCGAATACCTCGCCCGCCGCTCACCGGCAGGCATGTAGGGGGATTGGGGTTAGGCTTGTTTGGTGCGGAGGTAGCGCCGGCACTGACATTGCGCATCGTCGCAGTGCAGCTCACCAACCCATTCAGGGAATTGGTCGCCCTCGAAGCGCTCAATGCGTGAGTGGCTTAGGCCGGTGCGCTTAATGTCTTTTACAAAGCGCTGCAGGTCTTTTGCGTTACCGGCGCGATCAGGCTCATCCCAACGGCTCATCACGAGAAGGCCGCAATTTGTCTTGCCGTGATCCATGAAGCCAATGCTCTTCGGGGAATCGCTCATGGCCTTGGCCTCTTGTAGATGAAGATGTAGGCGAACCAGAGGGTGGCGATCATGGCGTCACCCGCTTGAACTCGACGACCCAGACCCACGGGTTGGCGTCCCAGTCGCCGCCAGTGGATTCCCAGAGCTCCCGCCAGGCCGCCGGGTACCAGTCTCGGTAATTCGGCGAAACGTCATCGCTTGCCAGCTCCGGCGGACACTGCAGGCCTTCCGCCCGGATATCGGCGCGGCTAATGTCCTGCAACCGCTCGACGCGCACGTTGGTGATCTCCAGCAGGATGCGGCTGGCCCAGCGCGGCATATGGATCGACGGCTTCCAGGTTGGCTGCTCCTGCTCGTACGGCGTCAGGCCATCAGCGGCGTACACCAGTTCTCCGTCCTCACGCGATTGATCGAGGTCATGCATATCAGCAGGTTGCAGGTATGGGCCTTTCTGGACTTCGAAGTGATCGCAGTACCAGGTCTCGCGCACCCACAGCCGATCACCGCGCCGGCCATATGGGCATCCGCCGTACATGGCGAGTTCGGCGGCGCATTCCTGCTCGGTCGCGCCAAACGCGGCGAATCCCCAGCGTGGATGGTCTTGAACGACGGCAATCCACTGATGTTCCGGTGAGTCGGATTTGCTGCGGCTCGGGATCTGATTGCCTTTGACCGGTCGACGCGTGACGGTCTTTTGTCCGGACAAAATCGCGAGGACCATAGAACTGTTGAAAAGAATTGGACGCTCTTTATGGAGTGGCTCTGGCGCTGGCCGCGGCTTAGCCATTTTTGCCTGACACCGTTTGCAGCTGACAAAATCGCGTTGGTGGGTGCCGTCCCACGCTACTTCTGAATCTTCGTTCAGGCCACAGGCCGAGAGCGCCCAGCGCTCGTTATCCTGAGTGCACCCTGAGTCGACGATCAGGTGGTTTTTTCTGGGCATGACTTCGTCCTTGCCGCTATAGCGGCTGACTTTGAAGGGGAGGGGTTACAGGTTTTGTGGGTGGAGTACGGATGTACTCCTTCCGGGATCAGACGCCCGGTCTGCCCTTGAAAGCGAGCCAAATATAGTGTCGGCCTTTGGCTGTGACTTTGATCTTGCCAACCTGCCGGTTCCAGGTGATCAGCCGCAGCTCTTCGAGGATGCTCGTCAGCGTGTGGCCCTGGTGCCAGCCGGCCAGCGCCTTGATGCAGCCCTGGGCCAATAGCCCGCGAAAGTCATCGTGTCCGAAGTTGGTGCCCTGGAACGAGCTCTGCACCTGCTCATCGGTCACCAGGTCGGTGATTGTTCTCACGTTCGGGTCGAGCCTGTAGCTTTTGTGGGTCATGGCAGTTCGTCCCCGGCGATCATCTTGCAGGGGCCCAGGCGTACAGCCTTGAGTTCAGCCCGCAGATCATCTACCTCCTGATCGGCAGCGGTCAGGCGCTGTTGCAGTTCATCAGCGCGCCGCCAGTCGTTGAAGTTCGGAACAGTCTTGCCGGCCATGCGGTGTTCAATCATAGCCCAGACAAGGTGGTACTCCGGCCAGTCAGATTCGACGACGACGCATTCGCGGGTCCGTAGGCTGTTGCGTGAAATCCACTCACCCAATTCCTTGCTGCGCTTGTTTTTGTCTCCAGAAGGGCTGTTGAACTCCAGGTCCTTGATCTTGATTACGACGTAGCGCTCCTCGCGCTTGAATTCACTGCTCATACAGCCTCCCTCGTTACCAGATCATGGGCATTCACAACCGTCATGCCGAGGCGGTGCGCAATTGTCAGTTCAAGCTTTGCTCCCTCTGAATGCTCCCAGCCTGGAAGAGTGGCGACCGTGTCACAGGTGAGCATTTGCGGGATTGCGATCTTCATGAAGCCCTCCCAGCTCGCACAGACTGGCTCTATGTTTTCTGCAGGGTTCTCCACTTCAATGCCCATTGCGCGCAGGCGTGCGGCTTCGGCGTTAAAGGCTGGGTAGTTGAAGTTTTCGAAGCCTGTGCAGGGGCCGCAGATATATACGCGCATGGGAACCTCTCTGTTCACTTCCGTTGATAGGTTTTGGTCAGGCATGCATTGACCGTGTTGCCGCGCTTGAGCACGACGCGGGCTAGTGCTGCGCGGTCTTTCTCGCTGTGGCTGGCCTGGCTCAGTAGGCCGAAGTAACTGTTGGCGGTCTCGCGCAGGTCATAGGTTGGCGCCGCGGCTGTTCGCTTCAGTGCTTGGGCCAGGGATCTCTTGCGGGTGGTTCGTCGCCAGGGCTTGATAACGTGGCCAACGAAGTCAACGCCGCGATCCACAGGCTGCAGGATCGTCTTCGTGGGGTTCAGCTTGGCGCCGAGCCTGGGCAGGAACGCTTCGACGTCTGCCAGCCACTGATTGAGCTGCTGCGGTGACTCATGCAGGAATACGAAGTCATCGACGTACCGGATGTAGTGCTTGGCGCGCAGCGTGTGCTTGGCGAATTGGTCCAGTGCGTCGAGGTAGACGTTTGCAAAGAATTGCGATGACAGGTTGCCGATCGGCAGACCAAGGTGGGCAGGCTGCGCAACTAGGCGCTTGTGCTGCGGTACTCGGTTGAACAGGTGTGCCGGGCTGCGGGTCTCGTAATCCTCGCGCGGGTCGTGCATGAGAATCTGCGTGGCCAGGGCCAGCCACCAGGGATCGGTGATTCTGGCTTCCAGTTGCTTGCGCAGAACCTCCTTGTCGATCGCGACGAAGAAGTTGGCCAGGTCGCACTTTAGGTAGAAGATCGGCTTTGACCAGTTCTCGCTGGCGCTGCGTATCTTCGACTCAAGCCGGGTGGCGGCGTACAGCGTACCGCGCCCTGGTATGCATGCGCAGCTGTCCGCTATGAAGCTGGCGTAGAAGCGCGGTGCCACATGGTTGTACATGAGGTGGTGGACGACGCGATCCCGGAAGTCTGCTGCCCATACCTCTCGGGCTTTCGGCCTGGTGACCACGAAACAAATGGATCGGCCTGGCCGGTAATTGCCGCTGACCAGGTCGTCGTGCAGCTGGATCAGGTTGCGCTCCAGGTCGATCTCGAAAGCCAGCGCGCTGTCGCTGTTGCGCTTGGTGCGTCGGCAATCGTAATAGGCCTGGACCAGATCCTGAAACGGGTAGGGACCCAAAGTCGAATCTGCGGACGGGGCGGACACGGAGCTCGTTGTTCTTGTCGTTGTTGTTCTGATTGCCATCATCGAAGTTCATGTTGAATGCGTTGTTGGCTGAGCGCTGCGACCTATCGTGCTATCTACGTCACCGAGCCGAAGGCATAGCCGATCAGCAAGGAAACTGCGCGAGACCTGCACGGACGCTTTAGACCGGCGGTATCTCTTGTGCGCATGGCGGTGACCTATCAGGTCAGCGGCACGACCAGATTCAATTCGCACAGACCAGAAAGCCGTAACCTTCAGGTAGCGGGCGCGGTTGGGGTGGAGCGTTTCCAGGCGTTGGCTTGCTTGCCGACAGAGGCTGTTACCTCGATCGCCTTGGCATGCTGTTCGACACTGATGAATCGGCTGTCCTTGAATAGGCGCATCAGGAACTCGACCACTTGAACCCTCTCGACCAGCAGGGTCAGGTGGGGGCGTTTGTCCTGGGTTGCGTTTGCACGGGCGATCAGCATCACGACCTCGATGCATTCGTCGATCACTCGCTTGCCCAGCGATTGCTTGAGGTCTCGCGGGATGTTGCGAGTCAGGATGGTTGCCATGTGCAGCAGGCCCATGGCCGCTCGATAGATCGAAAGATCGGTGTGCATTCCCATTGCGGTACAGCTCCAAAAAGCAAAAGCAACCGGCCGCAAGCGGCCGGATTAAATAAGCGAATTAATCAATAAGTTCTCTGCGGACGGGGCGGACACGGAGCTCGTAGCGCTTGGCGTCGTCGTACTGACCGCCATCAGCGAAGTACACGACGAATGCGTAGTAGGCTGAGCGCTGCGATGATGACCAGTAGGCGCGTTGCTGGAACGC